GGTGGATTGACTTCACGGTAGGGCGAAGCTCACCCGTGTCGCTGCGAGGCTCAATCGCAACCTTCACCCGGACACGACGACCGTGAAGAGGAGCGGCGACTGCCTCTCGATCCGGGCTGTTGAGGTCGAACGAGATGTCGTCCGTCCCCATGAGGGTGCGCAGATCCTCCACGAACCTACGCCGAGAGAAGTCGCTCGATGCTGCTGCGGTGATCCAGCTCCAGAGCTTGCGCCCCTGGTGCGGTCCGCCTTCAACTTCGTACACGATCTTGAACTGAGGATCACCATTGCTGGAGTCCTTGTACTCGGCCTCGTCAACCACGCACACGTACATGCCTTCGGTCATCTGGGCTTCGGGTTGGGCTGCTTCCTCTACGAGGTCATCCCAGGAAAGTCCACTCATTGCTGTCTCTTTTCTTTGGTTGGTTTCCTACGACTCGGAAGAGCCGAAGATCTTGTTGAATAGCTCGGTCATGTTGGGGTGGTGCTCGACAGGGTCGATCCGTCCTCCGACTCGCTCTCCAGCGATCAGGTAGTCCGATCCCACGGTGTACAACACACGAGCGGGGTCTCCGTTGGTGTCAGGCGTGATGTCCAGGTAGCCACAGATGTCGACCTTGTATGGCAGACTGTGCGCATACGGCCTTGCAGCATAGGGCGAGACTTGTGGTTTACCACGTCTACGCCAGCGATGATCAGCAACATCTTGAGAGAGCTTACCTCGTGCTGGACTAGATCTCGGAAGTCCCAGATTAGGTCCTCCATCTTGATCCAAATTTGCCCCCAGTCTTTCTGCTGCATCGCTCCGTTGGTCATCTCCTCCCGCACCATGCGGCCTTGGATCTCGGTGATCGAGTCCACGACAATCGATACGAAAGGGTGCTCATACGTCGTGAGGTAGTTGTACACGTTTCGGATATCGGCAAGGCTGGTGACCGTAACTTGGTAGATGTCGTAGCCCTCGGGGGGAGACCCGTCTGCGGGGTTCCAGGGGGTGATCTTCCCTTCAACGAAGCGCATACCACCAGCCTCAGCGTCGAGCACGAGGATAGGTCCGGGGGCCGTGGCGCAGAGAGTGGTCTTGCCTACCTTGGATTCACCGTAAATGACTGCGGTTAGGTACGACTTCACTTGGAGTTTTCCTTGTCGAGAGTGATCACGATGTCGTCAGCCTGGGTGTTGGCCTTCTTTGCGAGACCTGCCACGAGCTTGCGGATATGTGTGGGAGTGGCTGCACCCGACGCTACGGAGTACACGATCTTACCCGAGACACGGCCCTTGTGGCTCGCACTGATGTTGCCCGAAATCGAGTAACCGTTTGTCTCCTCGGCGCAGCGTGCAATCAAGGCACGCTTCATGCGCTCGGCAGGGGCTCGGCCTGGGGTCATGAATTCTACGTCATAGACCTTTGTCCGCATGCGATTGTACTCATGGTTTGGTTTAGAATTTGCCACCGTTGTTCTCCTTCGTGGGGCGTAGGTTAAACAGCTTACTTTACCGGCTCAGCGATTGCAAGTATCTTTACGTCACCATACCTAGCGTTTGGCTCTGACTCCTCATAGCAGTCCTTGATGAAGCCCTCGGCGTCGTCTCCCGAGTCAAACATGGGGCACAGATCTCGATGAGGGCACAAACCACAGTCGTAGCTAGGGTTCGGAGGAAAGAGCATGTCTTGATGATAGTTGCCAGAGGCGTGTAAGTCTTCGGCGTGATGCATAGGCAGGACTGTAGCATCCCAGTACCTCTTTACGGAGTCTAACTGGTGCTGGTTGTAAGTAACCGACTTTGTGTCATAAAACGGGGGGCGGGCACGGGCGGTACGTTTAACTTTGCGGGCAACCAGCCAGGTGCCCATCATTGGAGATTCTGCTCCGTAAATTATCTCTAGCAGAGCTATATAGCTGCGAAACTGTAGGTCTATATCCGACAACTTAAAGATGCGGAAGTCAGCTGCGGTTTTGAGATCCAGAATGGAGACATCTTCGTTAGCTAGGCGCACCAGCCAGTCGACTTTTCCCATCACCGCATACGACCCAAAGTCAACTGCGATCTCCTTTTCCCGCTCCAACACCTCGAATCCGGCCATGACAGGGGAGGTCGGAATCCACTCGGCCAGGCCCTCCACCATAATCCGAGCCAGCTCGTGCTGATTCTTTACATCATTGTGAAGGATCTCGGGGGTGTTCTCCATGTCCTCGTCCACCAGGGCTTGCATAGCCTCTTGCCAGTCTTCCTCAATGAACTCGAAGCCTGTATGGACATACTGCCCCAGGCTGAGTGCCGAGGGAGAGAAGTCGACCTTGCGTACTCGGCGCACGTAGTCCAGGTAGTACCGTCTCTTGCATTTGTTCCAGCTCTTCATTTGTGATTGAGACACAAACCTATGCGACATCAGAACAGCTCCTTAGCTTTGTCGGGGTCCCCGAGTACGAGGTCAAACATGTCTTTGTTCTCGGCGTATAGTTGAGCCACACGCTGATCGAACGAGTCTTCAGTCGAGATTGTCGTAATGACTACAGTATCAGAGTCCTGTGACGCTCTACGAACTCGGTTCTCTGCTTGGATGATCTCCTTGAGAGACCACGGAATCTGTAGGAAGGCCAGCTTGTTGCCTCGATCTAGGTTGAGGCCCTCACCGGCTGACTGAGTTTGTCCGAAGATGACCTGAGCAGCTCCCTTCATGTAGCGCTCCACCTCGTGTTCTCGCTCCTCGGCGGTCATACCCCCCACCACACGAGCGATCGGCACGTCCTTGTCTACGAACTTGGCGATGGCAATATCGATCAGCTGGCGAGAGCCAGGGCCTCCAGCCATGACCACGAGAGGCTCCCCGTCGATATCGTTCTTCCACCAGTCGTAGAGAAGATCCACCTTGGGGCTCTTGTCTTGCATGACTACCCGAGGACGCTCTTCGCCCTCGTCAGTAACAATCGGGTTGTCTGGGTCGATGTCAAGCATCGCCGACGAGCACTGCAGAAGGCGAGTACTCTTTACGAGGTGTGAGTCTACGACAAGCTGGCCCGAGGGTACCTCTACGACGACCTTATCTCGGATGTCCTTGTACTGTTTACGGTGCCGGGGAGTCATCGAGCACGAGATGGTCTGGTAGACCTTCTCGATGTCTCGGCCGGTCACCTCTGCGAAGTCTCGACGCAGGAGGTAGAGATCCCGCATCCGGTAGAACTCATCTCGGTTCTCGGGTTTGAGTCCCGTCACGAAGTGAGTCTGCGTCTTGTAGTTCATCTCAACGGTGCAGTAGCGATCGACATACTGTCCTCTGCTGGGCCAGCCCACAGGGTCGAGCCAGTTGAACACAGACCACAAGTCGTCCGGGCGCTTGCCGACCGGGGTTCCCGTGAGCGCCAGGCGCTTGTCGCAATATCGAGCCAGCCACTTGAGACCTCGGGTTTGGTTGTTGCTCGGCTCCGAGATTCGGTGGGCCTCGTCGAGGATGAAATATTGGAAGCCCCCAACATTTGCGATCTGGTCCAGCTCCTTGAGGTGGACGTGGCAGTCTTGAGGCTTTACTTCCTTGGCCCCCTTGCCTCCGTGCTCGGCGCACTTCTTGAGGGCGATCGAGCCGTACGGGGCGAGACGAGTGTGTCGCCACACGCTCTGGTAATTCATAATCAGAACGCCACCGTCCTGCAGCCATTCGTCGATAGCTTTACGACGTTTACCAGCCGTGTCCTCAGCCACCACCGGGTTGAGTCCCGTCCACTCCAGAACGTGTTCCTTCCACACACCAAACACGGACTTGGGGCACACAACCAGCGCACGGAAGGGGTTGGTACCCTCCGGCCCCATGAGGTGCTCGTGGTGATGCTCATCCATGAGGGCGCAGGCCATTACGGTCTTGCCCGAGCCAGGGTCATCCCCGATACAGGCACGTTCAGCCTTGGTTACCCAGTCTACGGCTAATCTCTGCTGAGGCCTGAGACCGAAGCCAGATCTAGGTTCTGCTCGGCGAAGGTTCCACAGAGCTACTTCCCTCTCGTGCTGTGCCAAGATCCATTTGTCGACCTCGGCGTCCTTCACGATGCGGCCAGAGAACATCCCCCAGTAATGCACCCACGCAGGGTAGCTCAACGGGATCTCCCACGTCTTGGTCTTCGAGCGGTACTTTGCTCCCGGCACCTTCTTCATGTTGTCGTTCTGCAGCATGCCAGTACGCACAGAGAAGCACTTGTCTGTGAGCGACACGTACATCTTAGGGTCGGGGGTTACCATCGGCCTAGAGCCTCCTGGTGGCGGGTGTCAGTGATTGCTCGGATGTCTTCGAGAGACATCTTACTCATGCGGTGTGACACAGCTGAACGCTCGTCACTTAAATCCAAATCTTTACGACAAGCATGTATCACTGAGCTGTGATTTCGAAGGTTGAACATATGGGCTATACGGGGGTAGCTGTACCCAGGGGAAAGCTCTCGAATCAGTTGCATAGCCTTGTGTCGGGGCTCGACCAGATTACGAAAGCGTCGGGTGCCGGTTAGCTCCTTTACGGACACTCCGTACATTTCGGCAACAACCTCGATTATTACCTCAGGCAGGATCATCATGTGAGTAGCCCCTTCTTGGCAAGGTAGAGGTACATATGCCTCGCAGCATCCCGAGCGTGGGCTAGCTTGGGTACGTATAGGCCAGCCTCTTTGAGAATCTCGTTGGTGACCCGCTTGCCTTGTGCGGGTGTCTGCAGCGTGAGTGGGATACTACAGTACTCTGCTACATGACGTATTAACCCGATCAGTTCAATTGTGTGGTGGGTACCTTCTCGGGACTTCTTTACGGTACTAGGATGGAGGATGAAGCTTTCCACTACTAGCTCATCAGGCTGAGATTGAGGGTGAATAACCCAATTAAGGATCAAAGAGGCAAATTCGTCATGAGGCATTTGGCTGTGGATCACAGACCCGTCGGGTAGCTTATAGCAAATTCCGGTGGTAGACCCTGGGTCAATGGCGAAGATATGTGCGTGGTCGTTCATACGGCCATCTTCCGGAGGTCGTCCGTGCTCAGTAAGTACCCGTCGCCGTCCCACCCCTCCCCGAAAAAGGCGGTGGCACGCTCCCGAGCTGCTTCTTCGGCAGCGTCGTGTGTTTCGTAGAAACCCCGTGAAGTAAGTCGGATGTCTCGGTACCACACTTCGTAAACATAGCGCCCTTCCCCATCCTTGCGAGGGGAATTGCCATCATGTCTAAGGGGGTACCAAACAGTGCTGAATATGGTTATCTGGGGGGTCACTTGCATTCTCCTTTAGGGGGCTACGTGGTTGCGGTAATACCGTGCCGAAGCTGCTGCCCGGCACTTACGGCATCGGCGATACCCACTTGTATCATGAAACCCATACTCCGTAAAGGGGTGCCCTTGCTTACAGTGCGTAGCCTTCTCCCGGTGTAGTGCCCCCGCCCTCCGGTTATTTTCTGCCTGAGTCACTGGCTCTAGGTGCTCAGGGTTTAGACACAGCCGTACATTGCAAAGATGGTCTAAGTGCAGCCCAGCAGGAATAGGCCCTACCAACTGTTCGTACACTGCCCGGTGCTTAGCGCTGTACGCATACCCATTTGAGGTTTGAGACCCCAACCAAACCCAGCAACCATCTGCGCTGACCCTGATAAGTTTACGGGTGCGAGGATGTAGCTGCTCAATCATTTACACTCACCGAACCGCTGTCCGAGAGACCCCTCCACGGGGAGAGGAACTCGTCTGTCTGGGTACGCCATAATGCGCTCCATCTCATGCATCATTTCTTCCGCCTCGTGACTCGGGAACGATGCAACAATTTCGTCATGAACCGGTATCAGCATATGAGGGCCGAAACCAGCTGCGTCCAGATCAACAATAGCCATCTTTAGAAGATCGGCTGCTGTGCCCTGCGTCCGATAGTTGGTCAGTCGGTACTCTGTGCGATGCGGCGTGGGCTGGTACCGTCCAAACTCGGTGTACACGTAGGGCTGGGTGTTGTGCTCTTTAGCCAAGCGCTCGCCCTCACCGGCCAGGTGGGCCATGTAGGTCTGTAGTTCGGGGAAGGCCTGATTGTATGCCTCGATGAAGGCGGCACCTTCCCGTATGGGAATGCCCAGCTGCTGACTGATCTTCTTTACGCCAGCGCCGAACAGCTTACCGAAGGTAATGGCCTTCGAGGTCGAGCGCTCGGTCTTGGTGACTTCCTCTTGCGGTTTACTGAACATAAGGCTGGCCATCCACTGATGCATGTCCTCGCCGTCCGCATACGCCTGAATCAAACCAACCGAGTTGGAGTGGTCAGCTGCTAGGCGCAACTCGATAGAACTGTAGTCAACTGCACATAATGTTTCCCCCTCGTCAGCGATAATGGCATTACGGATACGAACCGAATCTTCGTCGCCTTCACGGGGAGCCGGTAGATTCTGGAGACTGGGTTTTGCAATCGACATTCGCCCGGTGGCTGCCCCCAGCTGCTTGATCTCGCAATGAATGCGATCTTCGGGGGTAGCCAGCTCCTCGAACGTCGAAAGGTAGTTACTCACGAGCTTGGTGAGCTTCCCATGTCGAACCTTCATCTCGGCCAAGGGGTGGTCCACCGTTACAAGCACTTCCTCCTTGAGAGACGGTTTACCGGTGGCCGTCTTTACCTTAGGAACCCAGCCGTCAGCCATGAGGACCTCGGCCACCTTCATGGCTGACCCGATCTTGTCCACCCCGTACTCGGAGAGCACCTTCATCTCGATCTCGGCTCGCTCAGCCTGAATCTGTTTCGTCTGATTGCGCACGTACTCCATGTCTAGGCGCATCCCCTTCATACACATACGCATGAGGATGATCCCGACTCTCCGCTCCAAAGCGTAGAGGTCTGGCATGGTGTCCATCGCTGGGCGCATCTTCTCGTAAAGACGAGCGGTGAATATAGTATCGAGGGCACCGTAGGCCCAGTAGGCAGCTGTGTCAATTTCGACCGTATCCCAATCAGTACCGCTCTCTTTGAAGTGCTTCTTAAGCATCTTCTCGCCGTGGCTGGCAGCGTGATGGATGTGTTTATCCGCCAAGTTCTTGAGGCCGAGCCCACCGTGCCGCCGAGGATCTTGGAGATGAGCCATAATATAAGTGTCATGGCATCGTTCGTAAGGCATCTGCAGCCCGTCTAGCTCCATGAACTTGTAGTCGAACTGGCCGTTGTGGGCGACGTACTCGCCTTCGTAGTTCTTTACGACGTGCTCGACCAAGCCGGACCAGCGACCATAAGGGATGGTCCAGCCGGTCATAGCGTCCCCGAACTGCGCTGTTCGGATCTTGTGTCGCCACCAGTCCACCCCCTCGGTCTCAAGGTCGAACGCCATCACGGGTCTGCGCTCCCCAAGCCAGGACATGAAGGCCTGGGCCTCGTCCCATGTCTCGACCAAGTTCACTCGAATATCGCTGAGGTCACTCATCGCCGCACTCGATAGGAGTCGAACTCTAAATGAGAATCGTTCCGAGTGGATGTGGGATTAGGCGCTGTCAGACATTCATGAAGAATGTGGCCTGTGCTTTCGTCTAGAACCTCTAACACTACCCATCGGGTGTGTTCCGCTCCGGCTCGCCAGAATACATCCCCAACACGCCACCCTGGGTAGGAATCAAGAATCATGTCTACGACCTCATCGTTAGTGAGGTTTGCTGTACTTGACGTTACCGAGCCATCGTCATCGACGAACGCAACCGTGATCTCTTGCCCTGTGTACTTCTTTACGAATGCCTCTTGGTCGAACTCGGGGTCGATCCGAGGAGCGTCGTCACGGTTCAACCGCAGGAGGGCCAACATGTTCCACGCTGCGTGGGCCAGGTGGTGCGTCCCGATATCGGGGTCGAACTCCTCACCGGCTGAGAACGCCTGAAGGTGGCGAAGGGCCGAGTCGATGTACTCTCGATCGGGCTTGCCTCCAAGGAGCCAGTTAGCTTCCTCGTACTTGGTAGCTCCTTGCTGCATCACAGCCACGAGCTTGTCGAGTGCGGAGCCAAACTCCAGCAGTCGCCCTAGCTCGGGCTTGCCTTCGTTGAATCGAAGGGCTTGATCCTCGGGGGAAGGGGTAGTCATGTTGTTTACCTTTCGGGGTTTACCAGAGATCTAGCTCTGACTCGTGGTCGGCGAATACTTGGGATCGAATCGTCACCCCGTTCTCGGGAGTGACAAAGAAGAGAAGCTGCTGAGGGCGCTCAAAGCTAAACCCATTGTTCTTGGCGTATTCGTCGTAGCCCTTGAGAGAGCCGTTTACGAATACGTTGGTGTGATAGATCAGTTGGTGCCAGTGGCCAATGACAGCGATGTCGAAACGACGACTCGGAATGTTCATCATGCGAGTGACCCACTTCAGCAAAGGGGGGTAGATACCGCCCACGCCACCACCACCTCGGAACTTGTCCCCGTGATCGAGAAGGAACCTGGTGTCGTAGATGTCGAAGAGCACGTCGGGGCTTTTCGAGATGTTGAATGTGATCCGCTCGTCATCGGCGCAGAGCATCGCAATCGAGTTGTATATGATCCAGGCGTAGCTGGATTGCGCACGCTTCTTCATGCGGATCTTCTTGTACATCCGGTCATGGTTACCATCCACGCAAGGTACGTGCACATTACCGAAGGTGTCAGCCAGGCGCTTGAGTGCCGAGGCGATAAGGGGCGTCCAGTGCATGATGGTCTCGGGGACGGTGGCCTCGTTGGACTCAGCCAGCTCGTCGTGGATGATTCCAGTGATGATGTCGCCAGCTAGGGCTACCACGATGCCGTCGTAGGTGAGGCCTGTAATGTAGCGTTCGGCAATCTCGATCGTTCCATCGATGACCCGCTGGAGGCGAGCCTCTGCGATATTGCGGTTGTACGCATTCAGATGGTTCAGCTCGTCGGCACTCACCACTTCGTCGAGGTGCAGATCCGAGAGCACGAGGAATGGAGTTGCGTGGTTGGAGTCTTCGTCCAGCTCGGGGTCAAGCCAGTCCGGCACCGTAGTGTCGTTGATGTGCTCCAGAAGCTGCACCTGGTCCGTGCGCTCGGTCAGCTCCTCAATGCGAAGGCTCATACTCTCCACCTGGCGCTTTAGGTCTCGCAGCTGCCGATCCTTGCTAGCGAGCTTTCCCTGAGCCTTCGACATCTCATCGAAGAGCACAGCTGGGTCAGTGTCTTGGAAGTCCTTGAAATCCACTACGCCTCCTTGTTTACGGTTTCGAGAATTCGATCCACACCAATTTGTACTTTAGCCTTAGTGGCGTCTTCATAGCCCAGGTGCTTCAGGTAGCGCACAATCTGAGCCCAAGGGGCTCTGTGTTCCAGGCGAGCATTGACACACTGTTCCTGGACATCCTCGGGGAGGGTCAACAGCCAGGGGCCAGTGTTTGCCTTGCCGGTGGGGTCTTGGGCGGCGAACTCGTCAAATGATGCAGTCATTGTTTCTCCGTAAATGGTTTGCGTTACCCAAGCTACTACAACGAGGACTAGGGACGCAAGTGCCCTACTCGCTAGGTACGAATGCTGGTGTGATATCCGCTGCCTCTAGCTGGCGGATCAGTACCCTGATGCCGGTATTATTCTCGGCCATCTGACGCTCAAGGTCGTGTACTCGTTTTGCCGACAACTCTAGGGCGGATCGCAGGGCGTTCACTCGCTCGTCCTGCTCAGTCAGGTCGTCTCTCAGTCGTTCTACCTCTGCCTGTAGACTTTTGATGAGCTGCATGCTCGCTGTGTCGACACTCTTCTTGGCGTCTCGGCTGGTCTTATACCAACCTCCTAGGGCAGTAACTGCGGTAGCTGTTGCAGTGATGAATGCGGGGTTTGAGAAAAGTTCGGCCATAACTCCTAGCATAGCACAGTTCAGTTACAGCGCTGCTATCTGCACGTGGAAGGGGTTCACCGGGTCGTAGTTCTGCATGACGTTAGACCCCCGCTGCACGGCGAACCTGGGGAGTCGGTGGATCGTGTTGGATACGTTGCCAGGGCCCGAAAGCGGGGCCGTTCTGCCGTACATGGTGATACCCCAGATGGCCGAAACATCGAGACCGAGACCGTGAACCCAGCGCCACACCCCCTGGTAGAAGTGGTTAGCACTTTGCCCTGTGGTGAAAGTAGGGGAAGTGGTTTGCAGCTGCAAGGTGCCAAAATCATCATCCACTATGAACGGTTCCAGCCAGAACTCGAAGGTGGTGTCAGACAGAGTACTTGTGCCCGTAAATGTCATGTCGATTTCTACGGCATCGGTAAGAATACCCGTGAAGAACACCCGCCAGAGTGCCTGGTCGGTTTCCGGCAAAGGGTTGAAAGAAATCTCGTCATCAGCGGGGTCAGCGGAACTTATCTGCCCAGAGGTTCCCGGCAGCTCGTACCCGCTCTGCTGGCTTACCACCATTACGGGGGTGCCATCTGGAGTTCTAAATACAGTACCTGCAAAATCGGAGCTTCCCGTAACCGGGTGGATGCGGGTCAGTTTGTCTTGCTGTTCAATACGCTCGATTCGGCGAGTCAGGTTGGATATCAATTTACCCAGTTCCTCAGACCCCGATCCTTGGTATGTGTTTATCTCCACTAGAAATCAACCCTTGTTAGCTCTACTGTCACTGTTTCCTTGCCGGTGCTGCTAACCCCCAGCGTCCGGCCCTGAATCAGGCACAATGTTTGACTCTCGTCCAGGTACCCATACTTGGCATTTAGTTTTACCACGTTTCCTCGTACAAGATCCGTAAAGGGTGCGTCAATGTCGGGGCGAACTTTGGCTGTGTAGCTTCGTGTGGGGAACCCAAAGTTACGCACATGCTGGTTAGCCCTTTCCTGGAGGATACCGGCGTTGGACGCCTCAGGGGCCACGCCCACCTGCTCGGAGCCATCGTACTGTGGATACTGTTGGAGCGAAGCGGTGTTAAAGCCAGCTCGGAAGATAGGTTCTGCCCCTTCCACAGATTTACTGAAGGCGTCGTATACGTTGGCCAGTTGCTGGCTAGACGTACCCCAAGACAGGGACTCAAGATTCTTGGACAAGTCGAACACTACGTCCGTTAGGTTGGTGCTCGTTGAGCGTAGTCGCAACGTAGTAAAGTACTTGCTGATAGCGGGGTCGTTAGAATCCTCAGTTGTCTCGAACCAGTCAAACCCGTTCTCTGAGTTTGCGAACTCATTGATGGCTTCCAGATACGTGGTCCGCTCTACTGCTTCGTATTTGCGGTCCCGGAGTACCCCAGACACGAGGTCAAATACTCGAAGATCGATATCGCCGTTAGCAGTTTTCTGGGCATCCTCAACTAAGTCTCGAACAATCGTAAATTGGTCTACACCCTCAAAATTGAGGCTATCCCGCATACGACGCTGAGCTAGGTACCCTACGGTACCTATCGCCCGCATGGTCAAGGAGCCAGCGATTGCTCCGTATGAACCGCTATCGCTTTGCAGAAGGAAACGTCCTAGAGGGATACCTCCCCGAAGCACAACAAGCCCCGTACGGGCTACGCCTAGGTTCTCTTCGGTTATTAGGTTGTTTACCGGGTCACTTCTGAGAGGGAATGTAAACGTGCCTGAGTTAGGGGCGTTCTTTCTCTCCGAGATCGAGAAGCTGAGCCAGGGGACTTCCTGTCTTACAATCCCTGTCTTCAGGTCGGTAGCGATTAGCTGGTACTCAGCGGCCATTTACTTGTCTTCAAGTTCGGCGATTCGGTCGCTTAGATCCCGGACAAGCTCCAGCAAAATAGGGACAACTCGGTCGTACTGAAGACCATCCACTTTGTTGTCCTCGGTGTACGTAACAACCTCAGGGAAGGTCTCGGCTACGTCGTCGGCGATAAGCCCAACAATGCGGCCAGCGTCGGTATCCAGCTTGCTCTTGAAGCTCACGCCCGTCACAGACTCAAGGAAGTCCCGGCACCTTTGCAGAGACAGGGGAACAATATCCTTCTTGTACCTGCGAGCGGAAGTCGACCTCTGCAGCTCTCCGCCCGTTGTGAGCACAGCACTGGCCCCGCTGCCCGTGGTGCGGTGGGTCGGGAACAACACAGCGCCGTCTGACGCTCGCAACTGCATTGCGTTTACCAGGGAGTTTACGTTGTCATCCTCTACCACCCCGTCACTAACGTCAACCAAGAACCCTGATGTCTCTCCTCGGGCGTAAACCACGGTATCGGAGCCGCCAGCTCCCAACACATGTAGAGCCCCGCTGGGGGTTGATTTACGGTAGGCGTTGAACATGTACCCAAACCCGTTACTGCCCTGAGTACCTAGAACACCCTCCGGACGGCGAACCATGGGCCTCCAGGGTGTGTCCGAAGCAAAGTCTCCAGTATCGGATTCAAGGTGTAAACCATCTTCGTCTACGACTACGCCTCCACCTACTACAACCCCGGTACCTCCAAGGTTGATGGTTAAATCGTCTTGGACGCTGATAGGTGTGATTACCCTGGCGTCCGCTATATCGGCGTCGAGAATAGAAACAGCACCCGCTGGTACGGTCACCTCAGCCAAGGGGGTTGCAACATACCCCCCCGGAATAGCGGGAGCTACTGGAGAGGGTCCGGGGGTTCCAACGACAACCTCGAAGGTTGATTCGTTAGCTAAGTCCGGGGCGTTACCTACCGAGTCCTGGATACGACAGATAATCAGATCGATTCTCGGGTTTGTTGGATCGGCCGGGGCAATAGCCACATTTTCCACGCCTTCATTCTGGACAACGTAGAACCCAGGGGTGACCCCCGTGTCCTGTAAATAAGCAACGCCAGAATCAATGTCTACGGACATGTTTGCGCCAGCGCCCCGCTCACTTACCTGAAGTGATGTGGGTTCGGACCCAACCCCTGCTCCTGCAGCCCCCAAGATAGGGGCGAGGATTCGCCGGAACCGTTCGGCGGGGTGGTCGATACGAGCCTGCAGATAAAGAGGTGGATTTTCGAGTGGCATTGCTGTCCTTACGTTGAGAGGGGATTAAACCGTGCCCGATCTCCAGGATACCTCAGCAGTGGGGAATGTACTAGCTCCGCCCGGTACGTCTCCTTGGAAGGTGACCTGTGTTGTTCCAGGAGCAAGGGTAAACCAAGCGTCGGGTTCTGTGAGCCAGCTGTAGACCGACACCCCGTTGAGCACAATAGTGCGGTTCTGCGTAGAGATAACCAGGGTATCCCCCTCCTCTACTGTGCCGATCAGAGCGAAGACAGTGGTTTCGCCCGCAGGACCTACGAAGATGAAGTTCGGGTTCGTTACGGGTCCCGTGACCTCAATAGTGGCGTTCACCTCTGCGTTGCCCGTGTTAACCAGAGACCCCACGCCAGAAGCTCCCACACCTCCGAAAGAGTAGTTGAAAGCTGCGTCAAAAGATCCGCCCACTACCTCCCCAGAGTCTCCAATGGTGAGCGAGACGGTCGTTTCGTTTTTTGTGTATATGATGGGGTCCGATGCCCGCCATTCGACCGCAAACCGAGCCATGTGCCCTACTACAGTCTCAACGTTCAAAACGTTGCTGCGACGAATTGGTCGAGCAAACAGTAGAAGATCGTCGCTCCAGCCCTCAAGACGGACCACTAGTTCCTCGGGGAGACTCCTGCGGGAGGTAGCTCCAAGCAGTTGATGTAACCGGGCCTGCAGATCCGAAGCCGTTAAGCCCCAGACTTCGACCTCCATCGCAAACCGCTTGACCCCGTAGTAGTCGTCGCCTATGAACTCGCCGTCTGCTTGAGGCCTAGGGACATCGTTGGTGCGGAGGGTGGGCATCGTAAAGATATCCATTGTGACGATCTCTCGCCCCTGGTTACCCCCGAACAGCACGCCCCCGTATTCAACCTCGAAGTTATCGGTTATCAGGTCTCCTACAGCCATTTACTGTCCTCCTATTCGGGCTCTCCACCAAATTTCTTCAGCCAAGTCCTGAGCATCCATATCTGATGCGTTGATCTCCCCGATGTTAACAGTCAACCCCTGCCCCATGCCACCTTGGCTAAGCTCATCCCGGAATACCTCTCGCAGCATATCCTCGGGGGCCGTCACCTCTCGCTGGGTCTTATGGTCGCCCAGGATAGCAAGGAAGGGGTTGTTAGGTTCGTGAACGCCGCCTGTGGCGAAACCTCGTACCTCAGGAATACGAGGAACACTGAACGACCTAGCCTCGGCCACTACTCGACCGAATGCTCGTACCTCGGGCATCGTAAACGTCAAGGAGTTCCAAGCCCTAATAATCTTGTTTATGGCCTCCGTGAATGCATTTGTCACGCCAGAGAAAAGACCCCCGGCCACGGAGAAAGGCGAGGTGAAGTTGCTCTTGATGCCATCCCATATGTTTGAAATTCTATTCTTAATATCGATCCAAACCTGGCCAGCGCTAATCTTGAACTTGACCCACGCAAGTTTGACCTTGTCAACCGCTCCTTCCCAGTTAGCCGTGACATCTGTAATTTCCTCAACAACCCCTATAACGAAGCCTATTGTCTTGATGATTGGGGTCAGCTTGCCCAGGAATTTGGACACGGTCTCTCGGATAATACGAGTGGCAAGATCCCATTCGTCAATCTTCTTTACGATATCCCCAAAGATCTCCGCAAGATCGTCAAAGGCTTGTATTACCGTGTCACCGTTTTCTTCCCACCATTCCTGGAGGAGGCTAAACGCTTCATCGAAGCCGTCTCGAAGGTCGCCCAAGAAGCCCAGTACGTTTGTCCCGTGGTCTTCCCACCACTCCGAAATTCTATCTAGAGCCTTCCTTCCCTTTTTGCGTAGCTCTTGAAAGAACCCAACAATTTCCGGACCTTTGTTTTCAACCCACCCCGAGAACCTCTCGAACGAATCTTGCACACCATCCCGGAACCTCGTTAAGAAGTCCAGTATCGGTTCCCGATTAGCACTCCACCAATCGCTTAGAAACCCGAGAGCTGCCTGCAACCGGGTGTGTAAGGTGTCTAGTACCTGGTCCCCATGCTGCGACCACCAATCGGAGATGACCCCAAAGGCTAAACGGGCAGTGCCACCTAACAGAACCAGGGCTGCTCGGATCAGGTCCATAACCTGAGATCCTCGGGCATCCCACCAATCCGACATTCTGACGAAGCTTCGATCAAAGAAGTCTACTATCTTCGGGCTGTTAGCTTCCCACCACAACCTAATAGATTCAAGAGTGTTGATAATGTCAGGACCAAACTTATCCACAATTATTAAGGAAGTTGCTTCCACGGAACCCTTCAACAAGTCCCATTGCGCCCTGATAGCCTCCAGCTGTTTAGCCGCCACGTCATTAGTAGTACCCGCCGAGTTCATAAGAGCAGCTTCAAACTCCCGGATCTGGTCTCCCGTGCCGAGCAACTGCTCCAGTCGCTTGAGGTTGTCCTGCGAAAATCCGAGGTCCCCTAAGGCCTCCGTGGCTGCCTCAGGGTCTAGGTGACCGAATGCGTTAGTTAGGTCATCGATGATGTCCGCCATGTTGTTCATTTCGCCCTTGGAGTCAAAGACCGAGATACCCAACTGATCGAAAGCGGCCTTGTTCTCGACGGACTTAATCTTAAGATCTCGCATCACGATACCGAGTGCCGTACCAGCCCTTCGACCTCTAGTCCCCTGGTCAGCCCACGCTGCGAGAACTGCTACACCCTCCTCTATGCTTTTGTTAGCTACCCGCAGAGAGGAAGCTGCGTCGTTAGTAAGAGCTGCCGAGAATTCCTCTACCGAAGCGTTGGCAAGAGTGTTGGCGTTCACAAGGACATCTGTAATCCTAGTGAGGTTCCCCAGGTTCTCTGCAGTATTATCAGACGCAAGACCTAATGCCGATTGGGCGTCTGTAACTAGATCTGTCGCAACAGCCATGTCAAAGTTTCCGGCCTGAGCAAAGGCTGCAACTTGAGGTAAAGCCTGTAACGATTCAGCAGCTGTCAAGCCAGCTGAAGCAAGGAAGAAATAGGCCTCAGCCGCTTCTGAAGCCGAAATAGTCGTGGTTTTTCCTACCTCAATAGCTCCTTGCTTCAGGTCATTCCGCATCGTGTCCGTGACATCCCCCATGATGGCAAGAGAGTTAGTCATCTGCTGATCGAACTCAACAAACCCTTTTACTGCTGTGGTCGCTCCTGCAGCAGCTGCCACGCCCAGGGCAACCCCCACACGGGTAGCCAACCTGGCAAGGTTCCCAAGTCTTTGGTCGACACGGCCGATGACGGTATTCAGGGCTCGGGCGTTGCCCAAGAACTGTACTGTGACTGTGTCAGCCATGAGTTACCCTCCGGAGGTCTTGCGCAGTTGTAGCATTACGTCCACCATTGTAGCTATCTCGGTGTGCGGAATTGCTCTAACCTCATCCGGGTGGAGGGAGTAGAAATGTGCGAGGGTGTAAACTAGCTCCGCTCGCCTCTTCTTGTTCCGTTTGGTGGCAGCGGCTACTCTTCGCTGCTTTCGGGTAAAGGGGTTTCAGGCTCTCCTTCATCATCACCAAATATCTGGGTTATTTTGATAGCACGTAAGCTGTCAAAATCAATCTCGGCATCAGGATTGTCTCTTTGTAGAGAGATCCAGATCATGCCCCGCATGCCCTTTAAGGAGAACCCGTCCTTGGATACTAGAGAGTTGAACGGGATACCAACCTCTTCCAAGTCTTCAAAGTCGCCTAGGGTCATGCTGTCGAAAATCTCATCAAAGTTTAGAGAGAGATCCTCAGGGATTTCCCACTGTACTTCATCC